TGTGATGCTATGATAGACGCTATTATAAGCACAATGAACACCGATGACTCACCATTAGTACACTCAAGATTAGATGATATAAGAAATTATAACATTTATAATGGTCATGTAGACATTGATGAGTATAAATATGTGACAGAGCAGTATGGCGCTGCATATCCTGCTAAACTAGTTAATTACCCTATTATAAGTCCTAAAATAGACTTACTTATGGGTGAAGACTTAACTAGACCTATGCAAAAACAAATATCAGCTATTAATAAATCAGCAGCAGTAAGAAGGCTGGATGAAAAGATAGCTATAGAAGTTAAAAAGCTTATAAACAATCAACTAGAAGATTTAAAAGAAAAAACACCAGGAGATATAAAATTAAAAATTGACAACGTTCCAATGCCAGATGATGTAGAACAATACATGATGTATACATTTAAAGAGGCTATAGAAGAGGTTGTAGAAGATGGTTTAGATTATATTATTAATAAATACAATCTTAAAGATTTATTTAAAACAGGTTTTAGAGATTTACTTGTAACATCTAAAGAATTTTACAAAGTTTACATTAAAAACGGTGATCCATTTATTAGACGTATTGATCCTAGAAATATGATATATGATACTACCTCAGAGTCAGATTTTTTAGATGATGCTCAGTGGGTTGGTGAAGAAAGATGGCTTTCTGTAAATGAAGTACTAGACGAATACTATGAGGTACTAAACAAAGAACAAGTAAACCTTATAGAAGAAATGGCGCGTGTTAATTCACTAAAAGCTGCTGAAGTATACAATCAAGACTTTGAGTGGCTAGACTGGAATGATGTTACTGGGACAAGAATAAGGGTTGTAACTTGTGAATGGAAATCTATAAAGCCTATAAGATTTAAAGTGTCAGAAAACAAATATGATCCATCTAGACCGTTTAAAAAAGTAGTTCCTGATAATTATAAGAAAAAGAAAGGAGATACTATAGAAACTAGATACATAGATGATATTTGGGAGGGTACTAAAGTTGGTGGACAAGTATTAGTTAATTGTAGACGTAGACCAAATCAAGTGCGTTCTGTAGACGATTATGCTTCAACACCATTATCTTATGTTGGTGTAATTAGAAACAATAGTACAGGCAGACCGCAGTCACTTGTAGACTTACTACATAATATTCAAATGCTGTACAACATTACTATGTATCATATAGAACTTGCAATGGCGCGTTCAGGTGGTAAAGCTGTAGTATATGATGTATCGCAGTTACCTACTAACATAGGCATGGATATACAAGACATTATGTATCATCTTAAAAACGATGGTATTATACCTATTAATTCAAAAGACGAAGGTAATCAGGTTGCAACATTCAATCAATTTCAGCAAGTAGACTTTACTTTATCTCAATCTGTTTCACAGTTGTTTAATTTAAAATTAATGCTAGAAGAAACAGCTGGTCAAATATCAGGTATTACCAGACAAAGACAGGGTGCTATTAATACAAGTGAATATGTAGGTAATGTTCAAAGGTCTGTACAGCAGTCTGCTTTGACTACAGAGACTTGGTTTTTTATGCATAATGAAGTCAAGAAAAGAACACTTGAAAAAGCTGCTAACTTAATGAAAGTAGCATGGAAGTCTGGATATAAAGCATCTACTATACTTGGTGACGGTGCATACAAAGTTTTAAATGTTATGCCTGGTGAAATACACCTTAATGATTATGGTTTGTTTTTAGGCGATACAGGTAAAGAACAAAACAATAAAATGCTTATAAATCAAATTGCTCAAGCTGCTATGCAGTCTGGTCAAGCAGGTTTATTGGAAGTTTTAAAGGTTTTAAAAGCAGACACAGCTACAGAAGCAGAGCATACTTTAGAAAGAGCTATGAATGTTATGAAGCAACAACAACAGCAACAACAGCAAATGATGCAAGCGCAAGCACAGGCTCAAGAAGCTGCTAAACAGGCTGAACACGCTAGAAATATAGAGTTAGAGCAAGTTAGAGTAGATGGTAAGATTGCTGTAGCTAACATAGAAACAGATGCTAAAAAACAAATAGCAGACATAAGAGACGACGGCGAAAGAGACATAGCAGACATGAAAGAAAAGGTTAGAATGAAAGAGTCTGGTATCGAAGAAACTGGCGCACCACAACAACCAACACCAAGTCCAAATCAAAAAAGTTTAGATGAATTACTTGGATAAGTTGTATATTTGCAAATAGGAGTAACAAAAAAAATTATATTATGGAAGAAAATAAAACAGCTTTGGTAGATAGTAATACTGATAATACACCTGCGGAAGAAAGTAAGTTTAATCCTATATCTTTCACAGAGGGATTAATGCCTAAAGAAGAAACAGATGAAAATGTTGTCGAAAATACTGATACAACTGAAGTTAAAGAAGAAGCCCAAGAAGATGATTGGTCATTTGAAGACGAGGCAGCGCTTGCGACAGATTCTAATGAAGCGGGAAGAGATGAGGTTAACTGGTCAAGAATTGCAGCGCAGCTTGGACTTGATGGAAAAAGTACTAAAGAAGAAATCCAAGAAGCTTTAAAAGCTGCGGAAAGTAAAAAAGAAGATGAGCAAAAAGATGCTACTTTAAATCAATTTGACCAAATGAACGATCTGTTAAAATTAGATGACAAAGGTTTAATGGTTGAAGAATTAAAGGCAAGAGGATTTGCTGATGCTGAAGTAGAAGACTATATTGACAGACTTGAAGATGCTGGTACGTTAAAGTACGAAGCTTTAAAAGTAAGAAACGATATAAGAAAGCATGTGGTTGATACAGAGGCAAAAGCTAAAGAAGAAGCTAAAATAGCTGAAGAACAAAAAGCAAAGCAAATAGAAGAAAACAAAATAGCTTTGCAAAAAACCATAAAAGAAAGAAAAGAATTTTATGGATACAACTTAGGCAAGGAACAAAAGAAAGAAGTATATAAATACATCACTAGTGGTGATTTTTATAAAGATTTAAGTTCTTCGCATGAAGAGGTGTTTGAACAGGCGATGTTTAAATTGTTCAAAGAACGTGTTATGTCGCTACAGTCTAAAAAAGGATATGAAGATGGTAAGTCTCAAATCCTAGACAACATTACATCTCCAGATTTAGGAAGGACTTCTAAACCGAGACCTGTGCAGTCAAAGGCATTTGACCCATCACAGTTTTCGAAATCATAGTCAGATAAGTATGGAGTCTGACTGAAATGAAGCTTAGTGCAAGACAAAGTCTAACTAACAAGCAGATTTGAAAGTAATTCATGCAAGAGATAATAATAATTAATAATAATTTTAAATTCATTTACTATGAAAACTTTTAGTGGTAGTTATGGGGTGAATACTGAACGAAGCAACTCTCTTGTAGATAATCTTTTAAAGTATCCCGAAATTTCAAAGACATTGGTTCGTCAGCACCAACGTTATTCTTTAACATATTTATTGGAGCGTGCTGGCCGTTTCTCAAACGCTAAAGTATTAGCAGATAACTCTTACGAGTGGAAAGTATTAGGTCGTACAAACAAGCCTTTAGTAGGTCACGGTTTTTTTGATTTAGATGATGCTAACGCTTATACAGCAGCTACTAACGACACTCAGGATGTTGCAGATACAGCTAACGAAGTGTTTTACGCAACATTTAAAGACAATGCTACAAATGGACATTATGTTCTTTGTAACAGAAACGATGTTGTAAGATTTAAAGGCGGAGCAACTGCTCTTGTTCTTGCTGTTATTGACTCAGGTGATGAGTCTGGTACTGGTATTACTGCTGGTGACGGATACAAAGTAGTTAAGTTTAGACTTATCTCTGGTGATGTTAACGGTTCTGATATTTTTGCTGGTACTATTTGTGGTACTATTGCTTCTGCGTTTGGCGAAGCTTCTTTAGGTTCTACAGTAGGTCAAAACTCTGTATATCCTGATACTTACAAAAACTGGTTAACTATTTCTCGTAAGAAGAAAAAAGTTACAGGTTCTCAGTTATCTGATGTTACATGGATTGAAAATAATGGTCAAGCTCTTTGGTACTTTACTGCTGAAGAATTGATGATTCAAGAGTTTATGTATCAATTAGAACTACAGAGATGGTATGGTCAAGCTTCTGCTGGTTTAGGTGGTACTGTAGGCGCTCCAGGTGAGAATACGGCTTCTACATTAACTGATGCTGATGCTGCTGTAGTACAAACTGGTAATGGTCTATTAGCTCAAATAGCAGGTTCTAACGATGGTTCTTATAACGCAAGCACTGGTCTTACAGAAGAAAAAATTGTAGACTATATGGCTGACCTTTCTAAAAACGCTGCTACTGCTGAAGGTATGGAGTACGTTGTTATGACAGGTACAGAAGGTCGTAAGCAGTTCCACAGAGCTATGAAGGATTTATTAACTTCTTCAGGAGCTGGTGGCGCACAAGTATTTGATGCTAGCGCTGGTCAAGATGTTGAATTAGGTGTTAACTTCACTTCTTACAACGCTTTAGGTAACAAAATTACTTTGGCACACTGCCCAGTATTTGATGACCCAAATTTACATGCTGACGCAAATGAAGGCGGTAAAATGGTATTCTTAGACTTTTCTACGCAAGGTGATGGCTCAAACATTGAGTTAGTTGCTAAAGGTGCAGAAGGTTATAATAGAAACTATATTCGTAAGTATGTACCAGGTATGGTTAATCCTTATGACTACAAAGGTATGATGGCTGCTAATGGCGATGATGCTTTTGAATGTCACGTAATGTCAGAATCAGGAATCATTGTAAGAAACCCACTTTCTTGTGGTATCTTCAGTGCAACTGGACTGTAATATTTACACACTAATTTGGGGGAGGTTAATTCTTCCCTCATTTTAGAACAGGTATTAACAAAATTTTTAATTTATTATGAAACACAGAGTACAATTTTTAGCAAAAAATCCAAAGATTTTTAACACCTTAACTTTATCAGATTATAAAGATAGTAAAGGTAGATACGTTAAATATGAAGATATTAACGGAGAAACTCCTGGTGAGTATAAAATTACACAGCCAGCAATAGAGTTTGATTATAGTGATGAACACGATAAAAAAATAGTAGATTTTTTAAGAAATCATCCATTAAAAGATTCTTTTCATTTACATGATTTAAAAGTAGAAGAAGAGCAAGAAGTTCAAACTCTATTAACTTCTGCTGACGCTATATTAGTAGCTTCTAAAATGGGTATTGTAGAAACTAATGACTTTGCCAGACTTGTAGGTATACCGTTAGATGCAGACGAG